CGTGCCGCACGACAGCATCCAGGAGCGCAGCCGCCGGGACCGCGTCCCCTACGATCAGTGGGCGCGCGACGGCTTTCTGACCGCCACGCCCGGCAACGTCGTGGACTACGAAGCCGTGCGGCAGACGCTGAAAGACTGGGCGGCCGCGTACGATCTGCGCGAGATCGCGTTCGACCCGTGGAACGCGACTGACCTCGTCACGAGGCTTCAGGAACAAGACGGCTTCGTCTGCGTCCCGATGCGCCAGGGCTTCGCGAGTCTGAGTGCCCCAACGAAAGCATTAGAGAAGGCGATTCTCTCGAAAGCCTTACGCCACGACGGCCACCCCGTGCTCCGCTGGAACATCAGCAACGTCGCGGTCGAGACGGACGCGACCGGCAACCTGAAGCTGTCGAAGAAAGTCTCGACCGAACGCATTGACGGCGCGGCCGCCCTCGTGATGGCGGTCGACCGCATGGATCGCAACAACAGCACGCGGGATCTGACGGCAGATGAAAGTGTGTTCATCCTGTGAACAACCCCCTGACGCGGGCGCTCGCCACGGTGACCGACACGCTGCGCTCCTACTGGCTGGGGCCGATCAGCTCGCGCGATCCCGCCCTGGCGAACTGGTTCGGGGGCGGCCCGACCTCCACCGGGATCAACGTCACGACCGAGACGGCGTACAACTCGTCGGCGTTCTGGAGTGCCGTCGCGATTGTCTCGGGGGACGTGGCCTCGGTGCCCTTAGAACTGATCAAGCGGTCGGCAAAAGGCGACAGCGAGCCCTTTGTCGACTCCAAAACGTATCAACTCGTCCATGACACGCCCAATCCGGAGATGACCTCGCTGGTCTTTCGGGAAGCGTTGCAGTCCCACGTCTTGACCTGGGGGAATGCGTACGCGGAGATCGAACGCGACGGCATGGGGCGCCCCAAAGCCCTCTGGCCGTTGACGCCCGATCGCGTCGTGCCCTTCCGGAACAGCCGGGGCGATGTGCAGTACCGCGTCATCAATGTGGGGCAGACCGACAGTATCCTGGACGCCAGTGACGTCGTGCATGTGCCCGGCCTCGGCTTCGACGGCCTCATGGGCTATTCCGTCATCGACAAAGCGCGCGAGTCGATCGGCATGGGCCTCGCCATGCAGAAATTCGGCGGGACGTTTTTCGGGAACGGCTCGACCTTCGGCGGCGTGCTCTCGACGGCGAGTCCGCTCACGCAGCCCGTCAAGCAGAGCATTCGCGAATCGATCGACGCCGTTCATACCGGGGTGGACCGCGCGCATAAGTTCGTGATTCTCGGCAACGGCTTTCAGTACACGAAGCTCGGCATCCCGCCCAACGACGCGCAGTTCCTGGAGTCGCGGCGATTCGAGATCGAAGAAATGGCACGTTGGTTCCACATGCCCCAGCACAAGTTGAACGGCCTGGACCACGAGACCTTCTCCAACATTGAACACCTGGACCTCGAATACTACAAAGGCTGTCTGCGCGGCTGGTATGTGCGGTGGGAACAGGAACTGAACCGCAAGCTGATCTCCCCGCTCGAGCGGCGCCAGCAGTCGTTCCGGCACAACGTCGAAGGGTTCCTGCGCGGGGATTCCGCCTCGCGGACGGCGTTTTACCAGAGTATGTTCAGTATCGGCGTGTTCTCGCAGAACATGATCCTGGAGAAAGAGAACCTGAACGGCATCGGGCCGGACGGGGATACGCACTACGTCGCGGCGAACATGATGCCGATCGAGCGCGCGATCCGGCCGCCCGAGCCGCCGCCCGTCGCCACCGTCACCGACGTCACGCCGCCGGCGGAGCCAAAAGCCCTACCCCCGAAGCGGGACGACGCGCTCGAAACGGAGCTGCGCGCGCAATTAGCGGACGCGGAGCGGCGGGTGGAAGCCCATCTCGCCGCCGCCGCCGCGGCCGATGTGGACGCGGAGCGGTGGAAAGACTCGGCGACGACGTTTCAGGCGGAAGCGGAGCAAGAGCGCGCTGGCGCGGTCACGGCCGGCGAAGAGGCAAGGGGACTGCGTACGGCGCTTGAGCAGGAACATGCGGCGCTGGAAACGGCCGAAGCCACGGCGAAAGCGGCGCAGGATGCCCATAGAACCGCCGAGGATGCCCGCACAGCCGCGGAGACGGCCCGCCGAGAGGCGGAAGCTGCCCGCGACGAGACCGCGCGCGGACAGGCCGCCCTGGCCGAACGGTTGACGGTCATCACGACCGCAGCCGTGACGGCGACGGAGGCCGTCAAGGCCCAGAAGGCCGCCGAGCTGGCCCGCCTGACGGCCGTCCTGGGCGCCCATCGCGCGTTGATCGTGGACGCAATGGGCCGCATGGTGCGCCGGGAAACTGAGAAGGCGCGGCGCCATCAGGGTTCCGCTGAGAAGTTGCGCGCATGGGCGGACGCCTTTTATCTCACGCACGAAGACATGTGCGTTGATGCGCTCCGCCCAGCCATTCGGGTGCATCTGGCGTGGCAACAATCGACCGAGGACGCGGACACGGTGACGCGGGCGTACGTGCGAACGCACATTGCGGAATCGGTGATGCAACTGCGGTCGCTAGATGGTATCGACGCTGAGGATCTGTCGCCGGTCTTGGAACGGCTCTTGGCGCGGTGGGAAACCCAGCGGCCCGACGCGCTGGCGGATCAGATTCTCAAGGAAGAGGTCGCCTATGTCCGCAGTCGCTGAGTGGGAACGCCGCGCCTCGGGCGAGTGCCGCGTCGACTTGCAGCAGAACCGCAAGATCCGCGGGTATGCGCTCGTCTTCAACACGCTGAGTCGTGATCTGGGCGGCTTCAAAGAAGTTATTCTCCCGGAAGCCGTGGATCGGACGCTCAATCAAGCCCTGGACGTGCGGGCGCTGGTCGACCACGACAGCTCGAAAGTGCTGGGCCGCACCAAGGCCGGGACGCTGTCACTGAAGAAAAATTCCCGCGGCTTGCAGATCGAAATCGACCCCCCGAACACCACGGCGGCGCGCGACATTCTGGAATCGGTCCAGCGGGGCGACGTGACCGGGATGTCCTTCGGCTTTCGCGTGCTGACGGATGACTGGCGGATGGAAGACGGATTGCCCGTGCGGGACGTCTCCGACATGGAGATTTCGGAAGTGTCGATCGTGACGTTCCCGGCGTATCCGGACACGAGTGTGTCGCTGCGGGCGTTGCAGCAGTTCAAAGAGACGCGGAAGGGGCACTCAGTCGCGTGGTTGCTCAAGGTGCATCAGGCGAGGCTCGCGGGGTGAAATGAAACCGCCGAACGATCACGTCTACCAATTGCGGACGCACGCCCACGAGTGCTTCATCTGCCGCCGTAAGATGGAGTTCGGCGAGCACTTCAGCATCATGAAGCACGGCATCCCGATGCACACGGCCTGTCTGGAGTTGCTACCGGAAGAAATCCAGAACACATGGCGCGCTCGCTTCGCGGCCTGGCTGGGCCGTCACTCGATCTGGTATGTCCGACGGTTCGGCTTCCCGAAGTGGATGTTTCGCTTTCTATGAGCCAGATTCACATCCCGACGCGCCACCGCGCCCGGATCACCCCGGCCGTCCTCAAAGACATCGTCCTCGCCCAGCAGCTCTACGACTCGGGCGACTTCGATGCCTGCGTCCCCGTCATTCGGCGCTTTCTGAAACGCCCCGCATTTGCCTGCCAGCCGTTGACGTTCGACGCCTTGGGGAGTTGCGCCCAGCAGCAAGGCAAGATGGATCTGGCCGTGCAATGCTTCCGGAAGGCGCTCGTCGTGGATCCGGACTATATCGAAGCGCACAACCGGATCATCATGATCCTGGACGCGGACCCCAAGACGACGCATCGGCAAGCCCAACGCGAGCGCGAGTTGTGGTGGACGATGCACGGCGCGGCCCAGTACGAACGCCGGCGGCCGCACACGAACGACCGCGATCCGGAACGGCCGATCCGCGTCGGCTACGTCGGGGGGGACTTTCAGTATCACTCGGCGTGTACGGTGTTCCATCGGATCGTCACCGGGCACAGTCCGGCCGTGCAGTCGTTCGTCTACTCGGCGACGCCCTACCGCAAATACGACCAGATCACGAACACGTACCGCGCGATGCCGGGCTGGCGGGATATTGTCGACTGGCCCGACGCCCTGGTCGCCGACAAAATCCGCGATGACCGGATCGATATCTTGGTGGACCTGTCGGGCTACACCGGGGAAACCCGCCTGCCCGTGTTCTGCTTCAAACCCGCACCGATTCAGTTGACCGGCTGGGGCTACGCGACCGGCACGGGCCTGCCCGCGATGGACGGGCTGCTCGCGGACCGTGTCGTCGTCCCCGAAGATCGCCAGCACGAGCACGTCGAGCAGCTCGTGTATCTGCCCTGCGTGATTGACTACGAAGGGACCGAGGGCCTGCCCGAGGCCGTGCCGCTCCCGTGCCTGACGCAGCGCCCCACCTTCGGCGTGTTCCAGCGGTCGCTCAAGATCAACGCGGCCGACTGCGAGGTCTGGCGGCAGATTCTGGAACGGTTGCCCGAATCGCGGCTCGTCATGAAGAGCGCGTACGCCAACAGCCTGCTACAGAAAATGGAAGGCTGGTTCAAGGGCCAATGGCCGCAAGTCGAGATCCGATCCATCACGTCGAGCTTCGAGCATAAGCTCGGCTATCAGGAGATCGACCTGGCGCTGGACTGCTGGCCGCAAACGGCCGGGGTGAGTGCCTGCGATGCCTTGTATATGGGCGTCCCCCAGGTGACGTTGATCGGGCCGCGCGTGATTCAGCGCACGACGGCGAGTCTCTTGACCGTCCTCGGCTTGACCGACTTCATTGCCGAGACGGAGGCGGACTACGTCGAGAAAGCCGTGGCGTGGGTGACGACGCGGAAGGACGAACTGGCCGCGATTCGCCTGGGCCTCCGCGCGCAGTTCATCGCCTCGCCGATTATCACGGGGTATACGGACGCCGTGGAAGTGGCGTATCGGGATCTGTGGCGGGCGTACTGCGCGAAGGCCATGAGCTTGGCGGACGCGCGCCGGCGGCTGGAGCTGGCGCTGGCATCATGAGCGAGCCCTGGCGCTATCACGGCCCGCCGCTCGACACGTTGACGCCGGACGAAGTCCTGGCGACGTGCCGCTGGGCGTTGGCCGTGCTCGAAAGCGACGCTGCCACCGCCGCGCGGAGCGAACAGCAGGGCCGCCTCCTATCGGCGCAACTCGAAGAGGCCGAACGACGCCTCCGGGCGCGCCGGGCCGAGGGCCGCTTGGACGATCTCTCCGACTACGTCCGCGACCGGATCCGCTTCTGGGCGGCCGAGATGCCGGGTCGGCCTGCCGATCACGTCTGGTGCATCGTCGTGCGCGAGGCTCGTGCCGCCGGCTACCCGCCGCCGAGCCAGGCCGACACGGTGCGCGTGTTACGCGAAGGGACAGTCGTCACGACCGCCGATCGGATCTGGCTGCTGCAGGCGGGGATCGCCGATGCCTGAGACGGAGACGCGCGAGGACGTCCGCTTGCTGCCGTACGGCCGCGACGCCGAGAGTTGGTCCCATGCGGATCTCGTGCGGGCGTACCGGACGGCGCTCGCGCAACTCGATCAGGAACGGGCCTTCCGCGCGCAGGCGCTGCACCTCTTGGGCGACTTGCTCGAGCGGTTGAAGGTCAGCGCGACGTTCGCGACGAATTACCTTAGCGACCGACCGTGAATCTGTTAGACTCAGGGGAAGCACAAAGAGCGTGCGTGCGCGTCGTGGCTACCCGCGATGCGCCCGTGACGCGATAACCGTCCACTACTCCCAGGCTACCTAGGGCGTGGTCGACATGGCGAAGTATTTCGCCTGTTGGCCGCGCCCGTTGTTTTTTTTGGGGCGTGTCCCTGGCGAACCAAGGGACATGCCGATGACCAAACCCGATCTCCTCCAGAAGAAAGGCCAGCTCGCCGAGGAAGCCCGCGCGATCCTCGAAACCGCCCAGCGCGAGAACCGCGAAGAACTCCGCAAAGAGGAAGAAGAGAAGTTCAACGCGATTCACAAAGACATCGAGAAGATCACCAGCCATCTCACCAAGATCGCCCAGCAGGAAGAGATCGAACGCTCGATGAGCGACACGGGCACCCGCAAGACGGAGCCCAACGCGCTCAACGACTACCACGGCTCCTCCCGGTTGAAGCAAGGCGCGAAGGACTATCACGACGCCGTGCGGGCGTGGTTCCTGACCGGCGCGAAGAGTGCCCCCGATCCCATCCCCGGCCACATGATCCAAGCCGCGCAGCGCGTCGGCCTCGATCTGCACAAGAACAGCCTCTCGTTCAAGCTGAGCGCCAGCAGCCTCCGCTCGAACACGACCCGGGACATGGACTACTGGCAGAAATGCCACGACGAAGAGCGCGCCCTCGCCGGCCCGCAGTCGTCGACCAGCGTCGGCGGCTTCTCGATTCAGGACGCCGCGATGCGCGAAGTCGAAGTGGCCCTCTTGGCCTACGGCGCGCTCCGCAAAGTCGCGACCATCATCCGGACCGACACCGGCGGCCCGTTGCCTATTCCCACGGTCAACGACTCGACCAACGTCGGCGCGCTGATCGCGGAAGGCACGACCGTCGGCACCCAGGACTTCACTTTCAGCCAGCTCGTCCTGGACGGCTGGACGTACACGTCGAAGGCCCTGCTCGTCAGCCTCCAGTTGATGCAAGACAACTCGGTCAACCTCCCGCAGCTCATCGGCCGCTTGCTCGGGGAACGGCTGGGCCGCGTCACCAACACCGACTACACGACCGGGAGCGGTACGAACAAACCCAACGGGGTCGTGACCGCCGCGACGTTCACGCAAGCCGTGACCGGCAACTCCACGACCATCACCCTGGCGAACTTGATCGCGCTCTACCACGCGGTCGATCCCGCGTATCGGGACAACGCCAAGTGGATGATGAACGACAACACGATCAGCAAGCTCAAGCAGCTGCTCGACTCGCAGGGGCGCCCG